GGTAAATACCAACCTGTAAAACCTGCGGTTGTTCGCGCAATACCGTCTGCTAAATGCTGTACCCATGTACGAGTTGAAACAGTCGCTCTCATATCGATTAAACGACTTCTAAGATGATCGACACCTATATTATTCGTAAATACTTCTGAATACGTGGATAACACACCTAATTTGGTGAAATATTGAGACGTTGCAGGGTTATAATACCCGCCCGTTAATCCTGTCAATCTAAATAAATGACCAAAAATATTAGGATATTCAAGTAGGTGTTGTGAACCGAATTGTAACCGCATAGTTACGCCAACTTCGGATTGAATTAATTTACCGATATTATTAGCTTTTCTCCAATATGTATCGCCAACTCCGTATTGCGTTATTTGACCGCTATCAATTGATTCAGGATATATTCTTGTCGTTGGAATTACGATGGGGTTTGGAATAAAAACCATGTTATCAGTTGGCTCTAATGTTCCAACGGGCACACCGCTTTCATACTCGACCAAAATATCCAAGGTGTCACCACTAGCAACCGTTTTAAAATCTTCACCGTTAATAGTTACAATTACGTCGTCACAAATTAAAGGAATAGGATCAACTATAATAATCGTATCACCATCAATTGAAGCAATTGGATTATTTGTTGAGGTTTGATATTCGATATTGATGTTTAAATTTTCACCGCTTGGAACATTTGCAAATAAATCTTCGTTTATATTTACAGTTGCGGGATCACAACTAGGGTAAACAATATTACCCGTTTGAAAATCGTAAGTTGGCATCATTGCCTTAAGATCGCAAATACCGTGCTTTCTTTTTATTTTAAGGGTAAAAGTAGCAACCCAACCAAAACATTTGTCAGCTCCAAATTCATCTACTTTTCGAGAAGTAAACCCACCATCTAATTTGCTAAACTCTTTCCATCTTACCGAATAGCCAATAGTATTTTCAAGTTGTCTTAAAACCTCCATTGTGTCGGAGTTAACCCTATCTCGATTTTGCTTTTCGTCAAGTACATAATCCAAGCAAATAACCTCAATTGAAAAGTTAATGTAAAAAGGTTCTGACGTTGAAGAGGGAGCGTTAATAATTAATGCGCAATACTTGTTTTCGCTTGATCTAAACGTTTCCAAATATTGACCATAGCCAAAATCATTGACCATAGGGTTGGCATCTGCCCACTGTTTAAATTCAGCGATTAGTCTTGCTAGCGTTACCGACGTGTCTATTGCCATTTGATTTCAATTGTTTAACCGCTTGTTTTACTCTTTCTTGTACTTTCTTGCTTACTTTTGGAATCATATAATTGAAAATTGATTACCTGTATAATCGTTTGACTTTTTTAAATGCGGTCTAATTGTTTGGCTCAATTCGTCATTGTCGACTGCATCTTTTAACTCTGGTATATTATCCCAATTATCGCAAAGCCAACCCTTCATAACTTGTTCAAGTTCTTTGGCATCTTTTAACAATTCATCGCGAAGTTTATTATTATCCGAAAAAGAATTAGCTTGTATATGTTCATCCGAAAATCTACCTGTTGTCTTGTTTGTTATTTGCGTAGTCGTGTGAACCGAAGCCTTCCAATCACAATAAGGTATCATCACAGGGATTAAATGATCTTCAAGTAAGGTTTTGTAAAGTCCTGTAACGGTTCCCGCTTTAATTAATGTCACCAATTTATTATAAAGAGTTGATCCAATGATGGGTTCAATCCGTGTTTTTTGAACGGCGTAAATAATTGGTTTCATTTTTTTGAGATCGGTATTCATATCAGTAAATCCGTACTCTTTCCAAACCTCAACATCAAGAAAGTATGTCCTATCTAGTGTAAGCATCTAATTAATTTTTAAATGTGATTACTTGGGCCCATTCGTGACGACATCCCGGCTCATGTTTTTTTGTATCTGGATTTGTGTACCATCCACCGCGATAAGCAAAAACATCGTACCCCTCATTACCACTAATTAGGCTAATTTCTTCACGGGTGTAAAGCCTATTTAATCCTATCAATGTTTTACAAAACTTTCTACTTTGTCCTTCGAGCGCAGGAGCATCTGACCTTAACCGATATTCATACATGATCTCGATTTTCTCAACCTCATTCAAAGAATTTTGAATCTTGCCTTTTTCGGTAAGCGCACCAACCTTATCAATTAGATTTAAGGTTGCAAGTCGGTTGTAAAGTTTAGACAATTCAACCCCTGAAATGTCTAAAGCCTTTCTAATCGAATCAAAGTTTTCACCTTGGTTAATCAAATTTAAAACTTGTGCTTGTAAATCCGTAACCTCATCGAATGACTGTTTAGCGTTTGCTAATAGTTGATCCCTTGAAAGTTCTAAACCTTTTACAATTGGTTCTGAATGTAAAATTGTAAATGATGAACGTTCTGAACCCCTCATTTGTAAGCGTTCAAGAATTAAATCAATGTCTTGATTTTCTTGTTTTTCAGTATTTAAATTAACTTGAAATTGTGGCTGAACTTCTTCTTTTGGTAGTTTTAATTCGGGTTGGTTAATTATAAATTTACCTTGAACTCCTGCAATATCGTTCATAATGTAATTCAAAATAGCTGACAAATCCGACCTTCTGCCCTCGAAATAATTACTTTGCATGATTGCGTAGCCTATTTCAAGCTCCGAAGCGTTAAATGATCCCTCTGGTTTAACACCGAAAAGACTTGGAACTACTACTTGATGACCGTGGATAGTACTTTCTTCGCTTGTTTTTTTGGTATTATTGTAGCGATCTGCTAAATTATTACCGTTCAACGCTTCTACAGTTGGCTTTTCATCTTGGCCATTACCATAAATAACCATCGAGCGCCCCGCTTGAAGTGCGCCTGTTGTGCTTGCTCCTAAATCTCGCTCCAGATCTTTCTTAACCTTATCGTTTTTAGGTTGTCCACCCGCTAAATAGATCATTGTCCCAAGCGAATAACCATTGTGTATTTCAGCATTACCCCAAATACCCGTTTGAATACCCGTGTCAATTTGAGTAATCGCACCACCATAAGGCGGGTCGGGGTAGATTCCAAGGTTTAATTCTTTTGCGGTTGGTGTATCAATTGAAGCCCCACTTTCTTCTTTGAATAATACAAAGCATTTAGTTTGTGAAGGATCGTTTTTATTAAAGGGTTTAATTATTTCAGGCGCAACTTTTGAATCAAGCCAATTGTCTGAAATCTTAATGTTTCCCGTTAAAAATAAATTTCCTTTCTCGTCTTTTGTTTCTTCAAATCGAATCGTTTCAAATGGTATGCGTTCAATTTTTCTATATTTCTTTTCACCAACAAAACTAAAATAAACTAGGACGGCGAATAGGTTTGACTTTTCGTAGTCAAGACTTAAATCGTCTAGTATTTCTAAAACGTTTTTATCCTTTGGCGAAGTCTTTTTATTTTCAATAAACTCATCAAAAGCGATTTGATTAATTCCTTCGTAAGTTACACCGCCTGAAACCGTAAAATGCTTTTTTGCTCGAATAATACCCCCGTGAATAGGGTTGTTTTTGAAAAGGTAATTTAAAAAATAGGGGTATTGATTATTTTTGCCCCAGGTTAAAATTCCTGTCTTTTGGTCGTGTCCTTCCGTTGGTAGTGGAATGGTTGAAGGTTTGGCGGCAAACACGGTAAAACTTGACGGCGAACCATTATTAGAACCACCGCGCGAACCTCTTCTTGTAGGCTTGTGATTACCCTGTGTAAGTGCTATCTTGTTCTGCGGTTGGCTCATAACTGTCTGTTGTTTCAAAAATTGAGGTTACTCTTGCAACCCCATTGGCTAATAATGGCATATTACTAAAATCGTCGTCTCCTTCTTCTTCACTTTGGTAAACCTCATAAAGATATTGCCCCTCGCTTAATTCCAAATCCACGGGTAAATTTAATGAAAAAAGATCATAACTTCTACTAACTTCACTTTCATTTACTAGTTCAATTAAATATTGTTCTAATGTTTGAGAGTGAACAAATCGCCATAAATAAACAGGATTATCAATTGTAAGCAAGTCGTTACAAATAATATACATTTTATTTATTGAAGATTTATTTAGAAGTAACATTTTTCCCTGTGGATTTTTTTGTTTTAATCGGTTCAAGTTTTTTCACGTTTGGCGGGTTTCCTTCAAGCAACTCCCAACGACCTGCTTTAGCCAATACTCCCGCATGACCTTCATTTATCGTAATCTGTCCAATTCCATCTAAAGAAGTTGACGAACCTATAAACTCTTTTTTTACTTTCAAATTTTCCATGATCTAAATAAAAAAAGGAGATAGGACTTTTGCCTATCCCCTTTAGGTTTAATTTATTTTCATTTTACTACGAAGCAGGAACCAGAATTGATTGAACGATAGTGTCTGAAATAGATAACGCTCTAGTTGTTTCTTTGCCTTCCAAGTTTAAAAGGTGACCGCGTAAGTCTTCAAACATTTGCCCGGTTGAAGCTTCGGAGGTTGGAACGGTCATGCCATTAATAAATCCATAAACTTTCCATTTTGCCGTCTCTCCGATTGGTTGAGCGAATTTTACAAACACAATCAATTTAGCGCGTCCAGACTCTTCGTCTAACTTAGTGGTAACCGCTTCGTCATCTTTAAACTGAATCATGCCGACATGGGTACGGAAGTACGAATTGTTTGCGCGGTTACCCGTTCCATTGTCGTCAAACTTTGCGCTTTCCATGTCTGGCGTCCAACTATACGCCCTTGTACCATCTTTAGTTGTTAAAGCGGTGATTTCTTTGTCAGTGTTAATTGTATAGGTATTTCGGTCGCATTTGTTTAATACAACAACCATTTCAACCCCGCCGTTTGCTCTTTCGCACTGTTCCGTGTAATCTGTTAGAGTAATTGCCATAATCTAATATTTTTTATTAAGTGAATAAAATAAAGGGAGAGCCTAAACCCTCCCTTAAATAACTATGACGTTGGGGTTAAACGTAATTTTGTGAAGTACTCTGGAAATACATAAGCGATACCAGAACGCCATTTAACGCCAAATCTTAACAACTCGTCGAAATCACTGTATTTCCATTTGAAACCGTCACGATCATTTTCTAAATCAGTTCCGTAGAACATATACTTGTAGCATAATCCAAACACATGATTGGTGCCATCTAATTGTGGGTAAGATCGAACTGTAACGTTTGTAGTTGGCAAAGTAAATGAAATCTCTCCATTTGCTTCGGTAACTGTAAACTGACTAGAATAGTCTTTGTCATCCCAAACTTGATCAATACAAGCTCTTGCAACTTCATAACCGCAAACAATTTCATATCCAACCGTATCTTTGTGACGTTTCACAATAGTAGGAGTTTGATTATAAACATCTTTTAGTACGTCGAATCCATTTGCTTTAGTGATAGTTGTAGCAGGTGAAGAAACGTAAGCAACATTTACATTTGCATCTGCATTCCAACGTTTAACAAATCCGTTGTAGTGAGCAAGTGAATCAATCATGCTAGTAGTGTCACCGTTCATAATTAAATTCTCATCTAACTCTTGCGCTCTTTGTTGGTAATAAACGAGCATCGCATCAGCAAAGTTTGGCGGTGTTTCGTCTTGTGCATTTGCACCCACAACGTTCATCATTTGCGCCCAAACATCGTTCAAATCTTCGTTGCAGTACTCTTCTTGAATCTTAACACGAACCGTTGAAATTGTTTCGTTTGTTAAAATCATTCCACCTTCTGGTGTCCATCCGCAAGCCGAAGCCGCTTGAAGTGTTGGTTGTGAGTTAATCAATTTGATGCGCTCTGAACCTTTTACTCCTGTCATTACATTAATTCTAGATTTGATGTTCCCTGAATTAATTAAATCCTGCATTACGTCTGGTGATTGCTCATTAACGTAAACACCCAAATCGGAAACATCCCAATCAAAGGTTTGTTTTCCAAACGTTGCACTAATTGACGCCAGTCCTGCAACCATTGCAAAAGCTAGCTTTCCAAATTTCCATTTCATTTTCTTATGGTTTTTTTTCTTAGGTTAATAAATTAATTTTTTTTCATTCCTTGCCATCCCGGCTTGTCAGTTCCTGAAGCTTTGGTGAACTTCCCTCCTTTACCTTCTGCAAGTTTTTCTAATGCTTCTGTAAGATCGTCCACCGCTTTTGCAAGGGCTTGAATCTTAGCGTCTGAATCGGTTTGAATTTTTGAAAGTTTGGTTTCATAATCCAATTTCATTGCCGACATCGCCGCTTCAACTTCTGCGCTTACATCCTGTGCGTCCTCTTCAACCATTTCGACGTTAGCAACTAATCCTTCTTCATCAACTGTCACCACGTAACTAACACCTTCGTATTCCAAGGAATATTCACCTGCAGGAGCTAAAATAGGCTCTGCACCTTCTTCGGCAGGAACAAGAAACATCGGTGTCCCGTTTTCAATTGCGCCTTCCCAAGTAACTGTTTGACCGTCCACGGTTGTAGCAGTCGCATACTTGTCTTTATTGTCCTTATTGAACACGGCTTTTTTATCCGTCTTTCCAAAAAGTCTTTCTACTAAAGTTTTCTTTTTCATCTTTTTAGGTTTATTTTTTTCTAATTTAACAGGGATATTTTTAAACCATCCCTCAAGACTAAATCCTGCTCCGTTTTCTTTTACGAACTTCCAAGCCTTATCATCATTGATTTTGTATGAAAATATTACCGATCCTTTTTGTAGGTTTTGATCTGCGAACTCGCTTGGTATGTTTGTTCGCTCGTCATTTACGGTAATCATTTCAATCAATGCACACCCTTCAACCTTCTTACTCATGTCGTGCATAAGGTTCACATTATTGTGGTACCCGTTTTTTGCAAACATTTGAAGTACTGCCATTGCATCGTCTTTCGTGAAATAGACATTGTACTCATAGCCGTCTTGGTCTCTACGGTAGATAGGTTGGTAAGTTGATAGAACGACACCCTTAACGATTCTTTTCTCCTCGTTAAAATGATAGCGCGTCACCTTTGCGGGAGCTGCTGAAAAAGCCACATAATTTTTCATGTGAGCGGGGTAATCGACAAGACCGACAAAATCCATTCCTTTGTCATCGTCTGTCTCAACTGTCATTCTATATAACGGTAATCTAGCCATATCTAACAATAAGACTAGAATTAAATTTTTTGTGCAATTTTAGATTAACCACCTATTGCGCTAACCGCTTCTATTTGGTTCATTTCGTTTTGCATTTCATTTAATTCAACCATTGATAAAATCACTTTAGATTTACCCCCGTTGATTAATTTATCAATATCTGTAGTCACATTGTTTTGCTGTGAGTTTTGACCATTGCCATCTGAACCGCCACCACTATTGCCACCATTATCTGCAACCGCAAAGTCTGAAAAGTCAGGCGGTGAAATTGAACCGCTCGACCCACTAAATTGAGAGCGTGCAACTATGGCCGCTTGTAATCCACCAATGATACCCGCCGAAGCAATACCCGCAATTCCAAGCGGTGATGGTGGCGGACCAAACATTCCAATAGCTTTAACAACCGAAGCCGCCGTGTCCATTCCAATCTGCGCCAACTTCATAGCCTTATCCCTTTGAAATTGTTTTTTAGCGATCTTGTCACTTTCGGCATTTGCTTTAACCTTTACGTTGTATTCCATCATTGCAAAGTTGTATTCGATTTGCGCTTTTTCTTTAGCGGTCAACCCCTCAACTTTCAACTGTTTCTTTTTAGCTTTTTCAAGTTCGCTCAAGTCCTTGTCTCTACGTTCGGCGATCCTTTCTTTTTCTTGTTCACCGAGTTCGTTCATTAAAGAAATAATTTCGCTAGCCGTGTCCATGTAGCCTTGGACGGTGTCAAGTACTGCCTGCGCTTCAGCTAATTTCTTTTCCCTTGCTTGATTGTCAAACTCCGCTTCAACGTCGGCAAGTTCCTGTTTTTGTTTAAGCAATAATTCCTTTTCAAGTTCGGTAGAAACCCCGTATTTTTCTCGAAGTTCACTAAGCTCGTCTAGGTGTTTTTGTTTGAGTAGCGCAAGCTCTTTGTCTTTGCCCTCGCTTAAATTACCAAGCCTAAGTTCAATTAATTTTTTATTAAACTCGTCTTCTTTTTTTAATCTTTCCACTTCCTGCTTATCAAGTAATCCTTGTAATTCGTCGTACTGCTTTTGCTCAAGTTCTTTTAATAATTCACTATCTTCGCCAAACTTTGAAATCAATTGTTCTTTTTCTCGTCTTTGCTTTTCAACTAAGATCGCGAACTCTTTCTGACTGCCTTCTTCCATGTTAGCTAGTCTAAGATCGATTAATTGTTGTTCGAGCGAAAGTTGTAAAGCGAGTTGATCCGCGATTATTTTAGCTTGATCCGCTGCGTTCTTTTCAGCTAAACCTTTTTGTTTTTCATACTCCCCTCGCTTATGTGCTGTGATTTCATTTTCTGCGCGCTGAATTGCGTCTTGAGTAGTTTGCATTTGTTCGTTGACTTGCGCTTGTAACTTCTCAAAATCAACTCCCCTACTCTTCATGCTTTCTCGGTACTGCTCCTCCGACATTCCAGAAAGTTCCATCTCTCTCTTGTAGTAATCTACCCAGCTTTGAATCTTTAAATTATTCGCATCAAGCACGGCTTGTAGTTTCATTTTCTCGTGTTCGAGAATATCCAAGGTAACTTTATAACTACTCTTTCCTTGCGCTTCTAAAGTTTCCTTAACTAGTTGCTGTGCTTTGATATGCCTATCAATAGCATCGATTCGTTTATTTTTTTCTTCTTCAATTTGTTTTAACCTTTCACCGTGAGCGACTGCATTTTCTTTTCTATAATTACGTTGCGCTTGTGCGTTCTTTTCTTCTTCACCAAATAATTCACGGTATGCTAAAATGATCCAACCGATAGGCCCAAGCAATAAAAGAAAGGTAGTTTTAAGATTCATTAATTTAGCGATTGAATCTTTTACCCATTTATTTATACTTTCAAAATTCGCAATTAACAATCCAAGACCGACTATTATGGCACCGATCCCTGTTGAGATTAAAGCAATTCTAAAAGCCTTCATTAAACCCGTCGAACTTCCAACAACTGCATTATATCCGGCGGTTGTAATTGCTAAAACTTTTGTGGCGGCCGCTTCTGCTGTCTGTACTAAAATTCCTTTCTTGCTCAAAGCAATTGAAAGTTCTTTTGTCCCCATCAAAATCGATTGGGCGGCTTGAAGCTTTACAAATGTTTCTTGTAACTCCTCGTTTTCTTTACCTAGCAAAGCGGTCACGCCTTGGAATGCTGTATATCCTGCGATTATACCCGTACCTAATGACATGGCTGTATTAAGCGCGCGCCCACCTTCTGCTAATTGTGCGACCGTTTGGTTTAGTCTATCCATTTGGCTCTCCATTTCAGCAGCCATTCGTAAAGCTTCTTGACCTATCGGAGTAGTGACACCCGCCGCTAAAGCAATATTTTTGTAATTATCGGCTGCAACCCCTAAATCTTGAATGGATAAAACATTCTTTTCAACTATTGCGTTTAGTTTATTGAATGCTTTAGCCGCTTCACCTTTACCTATTTCTTTAGATAGGTTCCGTAAATCATCCTCAATAGTAGTCAACTGCTTATTAATTGTAACAAGTTCATTTGAAACATTATCCAAGCCTTGCTCAAGTCCTTCGGTATCTGCTTTTAACCTTAATATTACTTCTCTTTCCGTTGCCATAAACTAAACTATATAAAAATTTGAACCGTCAAACCTCACTTTTATATGTGAGTATTGACTAGTTAATGTTTGAGATTGCGAACCGCTAATTGTGGCACTTCCACCACCGCCCGAAGCTGTTATAAATAATGAATTGGAAGCTGAAAGTTTAACAAACTCGCCCGTCCAACCCTTACGCAAATTGTCAGCGTTTAAATTAATTGACACACTCCCGCTCGAAGTGTTAACAGGATAAAGTAAGCGGTAACTGTGCGCTTCTTGATTTGATGTGATTACGCTTGTTGTGCCTGTTGGATTGGTTACAGGTGACATTGGCGGTTCAAATGTTTGAGGTGCGGCCACTTGATAATTCGATCTACTTCTACCCTCAACGATTTTAATTAATTCAACCTTAACCAAACTATTTGTATTCGCGATCCAATCCTTGATAATGTTTTTTCGATATAATACCCCATCGACGTTGCAAAGTCTCCGCATAAAGTTCTTATAAAAATCATTTTCATCAAGCCTAAACCAAGCGTTTAAAACTTTGCTGTCTCTACCTGTCAACTGCCTAATAAATTGGGCGTAGAAACGGTAAAATAAATTGTCGGTTGTGTAATCGGTTGCTACATAAAAAACCTCTCTAGGTGTGCCGAAATTTAAATCAAAGGTTGGTGAGGTTAAACTATCCAAGTGGTGCGCCTGTGGATAACCTGTATTAGTTGTGACGGCTCCCGTGTCTGAATTTACTAAATACCAATCATCCGAAGAAATAACCCCGTTGTTGAAATACATTCGTGGTTTGCCTTTATGTGGCCTAGTTACCAAAGTAGCGGTGTCAACTTGAATAATCCTAGGTATAATAATATCAGTGCCTTCAATTTGAACCGGTACACTTTGAGCGGTTCCAAGTTGATAAATCTTGTCTCCTGTCTTGTAAGTTGATGGAACATTATAATCAAAGTCGCCGTAATCAACTCCAAACTTTTCAAAGTATAATTGTTTGTAATAATCCCTATCTTCAGCAAATCTAAACCTATATCTTTTACCTTCAATGTTGGCGGCAGGCATAATCTCAACTGAATTATCTCTTGCAAGTTTATCACTCCATTGATCCACGTCGTCGGTCTCATAGAAATATTGGCTTTCAGGTAGCAAAGTTATTTTACCATCCACATCTGGATCACTCATATAGTGATTGAACATTAAAATAATATCCTTTAAAAAATCGGAAGCCTTCATTTCGGGTAAAAACCTTGCAACCTCAACCGTATCACCATCCACAAGCCCGCTATTTACGGCTGTAAAGTCCATTACAAGACTATTGTCTAAATCAAAATCAATGTCTAAAGTGGCAAAAACACCATTGGCGGCGATCTTTGAACCAAAAGTATTGATTTTAACATACGAAGAAACTGTATCACCGCTATTCAAATCTAGTGCTTGACTAACTGCAAATGAAACGCTTTGAGTGTTTGGTGCTGTATCTGTAATTGATTCAGAAAAAGTGTTTACAACCGCCCCATTCACGTAGATTATTAGTGATACCTCAATGTTATATTCTTGTCCTGCAAAAGAAGGATTGGAATATGTGTAACTAATTGGAAAAGTTCCCGTTAATCCAAGTGAATAACTCCCGCTGTATGCTACGACTATTTCACCACTCGAAGCATTGAACTGTGTTAATGGATCCGTTACTAGTGTAGCCGTAATAAAAGCAATATCACCAATGGGAGCAAAGTAAACCGCTTCAAATTTAGTCGACATCACAAATACAGTAATGTAGGTAAAAGCAATGTTATATGTTTTTGTCCCGTCCATTTCATACTTTGACCGCCTTTGACTAATCTCTGACGAACTAAGTAAAATTGGTTCACCACCACCATAACCCCATACAATTTTTTTATATAAAGCTGAATTGAAAAAACCACCTGTTAATGTACGTCCCGTGTGTTTAAAACACTTTTCAGCTATTTCTTTTACGTAAACATGTGGACGTAATTGATTAGTCAACACGCTTAACGGATCACTTGACAATCCGTAATCAATCAAAGGATACCAATATCCAGAGCCTGTCGAAGCCGTCCAACTCGCCTGAATGTTTGCAACGCTTAATACATGGTCATATTCTGCCCACCCTAGTTCACTAACCTTAATATCGCCAAGAGCCTGAAACATGTCCACAATCTCCGAATAAAGCACGGTATGGAAATTATTAACCATTCCATGTTCTTCATATTTTTGGCGTGTAACTTTGGTTAAGTGTGCCGAACCTTCAAAGATTGGTTTACCATTTCTTTCTGCAAAAAATGGATAGCGAAGCGTTGGGTCGAAATCAAATCCGATCAAGTCACCATAAACATCCGAAGCCTTTAGATTATATGCTGAAAGGTAAAAACGGTTGTTGTTATTTGTGCCGGGCAAAACAATTGTCTTGCTACTCGACCGCTTTCGTTGTTCTGGATTCTTTGCATCGGCTTGTGAAAATGTTAATGGAAAAATAACATCCTCGGCTAAATCTAATTCCTGGCCATTTATAAATAATCTTATCATAATGTCATCGAATTATAACCAGATAAATCAAGTGTAACCTCTTCTAAGAAAAGCAAATCATTTTCTTGTATCTTTTCTTCAATGGTCTTATTTGTGACACGGCGCCGAATTAAATTAACTCCGCTTTCTTCGTAAACTAAAGGAGTGCCGTACAAATTTAGAACCATCCAATTTTGTTGTTCCTCGGTTAACCAATCCGATACGCATTTAAGTTGCCTAGTCACTGTTTTGGCGTGGTCAATGTCCCGACCTCTCGAGCGATCAAACACCCATTGATCCCCTGACCACTCGCCAAACCCCTGTCTATACCCATGCGATTCAACCGATCCAGAACGACGGCTAATTAAACCAAACGACCATGAGGCAATATCACCCCATTGAGTTAAGAAGTGCAAACGCTTATAGGTTGGGTAAACAATTGAGCGGTCAATATCGATTCTAAAAACATCTAAATCTACACCTCTCGATACTTCCATATAGTGCGCTGTTTCAAAATCGGTTGAGGTGATTGAGGTTTCCGCAATAATAACCGACGGCGAAAGGTTGGCTACAATTATTCTAAACGAGGTAGCGGTTAAGCTTACAACATCGTCCACAATTGAATTACCATCTATATCGTACAATTCAATTTTAAAATTTGTAACAGTGTTTAGATTATTTATAAACATCAATCTAATTTGTTCGCCTGTCTCTCTTACCATCGGAGTAGATGGATAGTTATTTAAGAACTTTGCAAGCGATCCATAAACGTAATCGGTACTATCCCAACTCATAAAGTCATCGTCCAACATTCGAGCCTTCCATGCCGTAATATTGGAAGCGTTAATACTTGCACCATCCGCAACCACTACACCGTAACGCTCAACTATGGTTATACGAACCTTGCAATAATTTGAAGCATCCGCTAAAATATCACTTGAAATAACAGGGGGTTGGCAATTTGTTGAAGCAATCCAAGAAGCATCATAATAAGCGTATATTCCATTTGTTGGAAATACTAAATCGGTTGCCACCTGTGTATCGTTTATGTAAACCTTAACCGCATAAACAAAATTAGGTTCCGTTGTTTCGTCACTTGAGAATGTCCATATAATTGGATTATCGGACGGCGTGTAATTGTCTGGTGTTTGATGTATCGTTAATGCCATTATAATAGATTTATCACTGCTTCAATTAATAGTTGTTCAAGTTGTTTAATTGTTTGCTCATTGATTGCTTTACCTACAAAGTTGGACGGCTGTATTCCTTTTCGTTTAACCGCGCGCGCAAACACAAAAGCCGCTGCCCTATAATCTTCATCAGTTGTTAGTTGATAAGTTTCGCCGCCATAAGTTAATGATGTGATCCCTTTTGATGCTAACCAATTTTGTTTATTCTGCCCCATAAAAGAATCCACCATCGAACGGCTTGGGGTTTCAGTTTTGAAAGAATAGGATTGACCAAATTTGTTTGTAATTGCACCCGCTGACGATCTTACACCGTCAACCCCTGAATTAATATAATCCCAATAATCATCTGCTAAGAAATCAATTACAAGTACACCACCATCGTTCCCAAACTTAAACCCAATCGAAGCCGACAACGCTCCGCTCGCTTTGGGTGTATTGGCTTTCATTGTCTCAACATTCTCTTTTGCGAAATCAATTAGGATTTGAGCAAGTGGGTTGTTTGATGTGGTCGATACGGTTTCTTTAGCCTTACCAAGCTTATTTAAAAAATCTACGCTGTCAACCTTAGCCATGTCTTTAAGACGAATAAAATTAGGTTTGTGCTACTTCTTTTTATTCTTAAGTGTATGCTCGATGTGGTCGCACCGATAAAGGTAATAAACAATGTTCCATTCAAGCACGTCATCCATTGTAACACCCTCAAATTTAGCCACAAAATCAACGCTATCTTCCCACTCCCAAGGTTTAATTTTTCTTGGTTTTACTTTGCCTGTCTTGCTAATTGAATCCCTCGATAGTGCTGTATTAACACGGGATAACTCGACAAAAAAAAATCTAGTACTTGAACGTATTGAGCCAAATTAAAATGCTTGGACAATGTTTCAGCGCGTTTGTGTCTTGGGTTTAGAATTACTTTGCTTGACTTGTCGATCTTATTGTATGGCAATCCTTCTTCAATGTAGCAAAACGCCAAAAGATCGGCGGGCTTTTCTTTTAAATCTGACTTTTGAACGTCTCTATGAAATGATACCGGCATAATTGAGTAATCACTTTGCCAAACATAAACAACCCCATCAACTTCAATTCGTGTTCTAATTGGATTATCCTTTCTTCGTTCGCATGATAGGACAATATTGTTTAATAAATCTCTATTGCTTTGGGTTGTAAACATATCGAAATATTCAAACTCCTTACCAAAAAACAAAGCGTTCAAATCTGAAACCTCAACGCTATCCAAGTCGTCAACACTTATCTTTTCCTTTTTCAATTCAGCTAAGGCAAAGATGAAAGGTAAATGACTTAAATCCATTTCATCAAGCGTATCAGGTACTTTAATCGTTTGCATAATTATTTCTATAAATTTGATCTGCTAAAATGTTTTGAACGGGAGTACCTTTTGCACTTTCAGTTGAATGAATCGTTTCTTTATTATTAATCATTTTGAGCCAACCCGCATCATGTTTGATTATTCCTATCTGCTTTTTTTGCTTAGATGCTTCGAGTGAAAAGATTAAATCACTCATTCTTTTTTCGGTTGAGTGCGCCAACTCTTTAGGGCGAAAGTAATCCGTTCTAAATCCACAAACACCCGTACCAACCACATCAATTACTTCGTCGTTGGTAACGGTACCAAGAAAATGAAATGACTTGTGATCTTTGTAGTAATCTAAGCCCGTACCAAGTAATTGCCTGCCATGAAACCCGATAATACAACCGTAATAGTCAATAGCTTTTTTAATTGTTTCAACGTAGTTTGGCGGGTAAATTATATCGTCGTCGCAGGTTAGGTAGTATTCGGGTTCGGTAAGGTTATCTAAGAAATAGAATTTTCCGTTGTCAGTTAGATTAAAGGTTGAAATCCAACTACAAATTAAAAGAACTTTGTTTTTTTTATTGTAATCTTTATTTAGATAAACCTGTAAAAAACTTAAATCATCTATTTCATTACAATAAACCCTAACCTCATCCACTTGATCAACCAACGAATCAATAACCTTTTGAAGTGTTTGAAATCTTGGTGGGTAGGTCGCTATGTTTGCTGTGACTTTCATATCAATTTTTAAATTCAATTATTTTCTTTTTGTATTTTAGTAATGCAATCAACATTTTTTAAAATCAAAAGAAACGAAGAATCTCTTTTAACTTCATTTTTCACTTCTTTGCTAATCTCGGCAAAATTCAAACCGTAATTCAAAGCATACATAACCGCATTAAACTCTGTTTGAGTAATTTCTACGGTGTTCCCACTATTAAATTTTACTAAATAGTTCATTTTTAATATTTTAATTTTTCCCCATCAAGTAGGGAATTAGTAATATCTGAATGACTGACTGCTTGCCATGCATAGCACTTTTTAGTAATGAAGGCTTTGGATTGCTTTTGAAATTCAGTGAAAAGTATATCAACTTTGTCCATTCGAGAGTTAAGTACTTCTAATAATTTAGGGATCGAACCATCTCGAATAACGTAAGCATGTGTACATAGAACGTTCACCGCTCTATTGAATGTAATTGAGTAGGGAATAGTAGCACCTTCGAATTGTGTAACGTTGCCACCTAAATAAACAATGTCATAATCAAGCCAACCTATACCATCAAAGGCTTGTTCGTAATCGTAATGCAATACAGCATCGTCTTCTAAAATCAAATGCTTTTTATCGGTACCGTGAATAGATTGGAGCAACCTTTTATGTGAATCTAAACAACCGTAATGCCCTCGCAATAGTCTTGAATCAATATGTTCAAACTTTTCTTTACCATTCGTTGCTTCAAAAAAAATTGGTTCAATGCCTAATTTATTGCATTGGTCGATCATTTCAGCACGTCGGTCGGTTCTGTTTGGTAGGTTTATAATGTGGGCTTTCATTTACTAATTAATTTAATTTTCTTCCTATGTTCAAAGTGCATCACTGAATCGTGGTCACCATGATAGGCTAGTGATTTATCTGGAAGCATCATTGTACAACCAACCTTTCTTAACTTCATTGTCATTTGATAACCTACACCGCTTGACTTATCAGGTCGATCAAACCAAGACAAAGGTACGGGGTCAATGTCGAATGTTTCTAAGGTTGTTCGGTTGGTTATAAAATTCCCATCCACATAATCACATTGCGACCAAGTGCGACCCGCTAACTCAAACGGTGGTTCCGTGTCTTGATACTTGCCCCATCTGTAACGTTCGCCACAATTAAGCAAGTTCATTGCAAAACACATTTCTTCCCAAGGCTGTTTGGATATTGCTTCAATCGCTTTTAAATCAATGTTCGTTAAGTCGTCATTGAGAAAACAAAACCATTCATGTTCCGATCCTAAAGCGATCTGTTGAGCGATTAACCATTTTTTCCAGAAGCCTTTTTTACCTTCATGGATTGTGCGAATTATTCCATCCTGACCTTTTGCTGTCCACTTGCTCCCGTCGTCAATTACTAGAACGTAATGATCTTTTAACTCGCTTACCAAATTGATAAGCATCTGCTCACGTTCGTATGTAAAAACTACAAACAACATAGAGTTACAAAATCTAACCTACTTAATTCAAAAACGCTTACCCTGCTTGATTGATCTACTCTACAACCATTTTGATCCGTATCTAAAATAAAAGTGTTTGGATCGCAAATAATTGGAACGGTTTCAATGCAAGTAATTTTAATCCTACCGTTGACAGCATATTCAGAAAAAACAAGGTTGGCGTTTTCTTTTGTGATTTTCCCGAATCTTTGATTTACTATTTCTTTAATTGTCATACTACCACCATCCAAATAATATTCCTGAGCACCAACCGATAAAAGTAATTATCAATCCTGCAACCACAACCAAACCGCAACCCGCAGCCAACTTGTTTACACCTTGAACCGCTTGATCTTCTGGCTCATTTAAATTTCTCGAAGTCATAATCTATATTTTAGTGTTTTCGCAAATATAAGCACAATATTTGAATTAACGATAAATACCATCATATTTGCCCTCTGTCGCTACAAAATAACACTTAGCGTTCATTGCATGGTCATTTTTCTTTTTAGGCTTTCCTGTTGGGTCGCCTTTGCTGTCCTTATCCCATACATACCCTTGCGCTTCTGCAATCATGTTAACTGATCGCTTGGTATAATAAAAATGCTTATTATTTAGAATCTTCACCGCATAATTGATTAAATCAGTCTTACCATCGCACGGGTGAATGTTTATACCTAACCTTCGCATCTCTTGAATCGATTTAGGTTCAGCATTATCAGCATACCAAAGCACATCCTCAAATCCGTTTAAGATTATCATATCTGCCATGTCTTGATTAGTTAATTTAGTTTCATAAATCAACTCATCAAAATAATATTCTTCATTCATTTTATAAACAAGAATAGCCGAAGCAGGGTTAACGAATCCAAAATCTATCCCTCCACCAATCAACACAGCTTCTTTTGGTATCTCGTCAATGATAGACCAATCTTCAAACACAGCACCTTCTAAGATTCCAATCTCACCAAGCCCATACACTCGCCATTTGTTGGCCCAATATTTACTAATTGGTTCAGGATAATCTTCACGTTTTAAATCTGGCGACCACTTAATGCCGTAACCTTTTTCAAAGTATAGCAATATCTCGTCAACCTCACCTTGATCTAGGAACTCATTGTCTAAGAATGTCAAATTTAAGTAATCGCAATCGTTCCTAACAATCACCTCATCATGGGCCCAGAATTTAGCGTTTGGGTTAAAATCTATGTAGATGTGTTTAAACCTACTTGCGACCTCTCTATAAGTTTCAAAATTAACCTTGTCACCTTCGTTTAAATAAAACACATCACCGCGCAATCCTTTACCAATGTCTTCTTTGTCTAGTCCAATGAATTTAATAAACGATCCATTTGGGAACCTATACAATGTACCCGCCAAAAAATTAACCTCGGAGTAAATACCAAAAGACTTCATTACCTTAACAAAGTCTTTAATAACAGTTAACCGCATTTTGGTCAACTCCGCCGAAGCTATTATAATTTCTTTATTGGGTTGGCTTGAAGCGTGGTTTATTAGAATGATTAAAATTGATATGGTCTTACCCGCACCTTGACCGCCTTGGATAACTTTGATTTTCTTTTTTAATCTCGCAATCCTGCGAAGTGCGGTTGTCGGTTTCATCCTGTTTTAATCTGCCAACGGGTCGATGTTCATTATATTAATGTTCTGCGTTGTGTCGATTTGTTGGCGGTCGGTCATGCCTAAAAAGTTCTTAGCATAGAATATTCCTTTGCCTTCATTTGCCACAACGTCAGTAGCATAGTTTTTAAATGCATCCTCAATCTTTTTTAAAGTGTCAGATAATGGGTGCGCATCCAATTTTAAAACCTCGTGAAAATGCTGTCTAGTATAAAAATCAAAGTCCTTATGCCTTAACCAAAACGAAATGAAGTATTTAAACGTTGGTATCTTTCTCGATTTGATTTCGACAATATCACCTTTAGCTGTTGCTTGTTGAATAGTGTGTTTTTCGCAATTATCAAGGTACTCAATAGCTAATTCAAGCAACCGTTCGGGATCAATGTTTTTACGTGTTTTGATTTCCATCTCTCTCTAATTTTTCCAAATCCTTTTTAAACTTTTCATGTTGGGCTTTCAATTTCTTTTCCTGACGTTTAGCATGAAGGTAAATTGATAATCGAAGCCTTAAACGAAGCAGAAAGTTCCAAGGTGTTTTATTTGCGAACACTTCATCAAGTACAGCAGAATGTACAACCCCTCTAATCATTGGATTCTTCATTGCATCCTGAATCGCTACCTTGCATAACTTCGGGTGCGCATGGACTAGACAGGTGTATTGACCTTGTGGTGTTACAAGGAAGTCAATCATTTTTCGGTTGCCGTACTCATCGATTACAACGCCAGGCATTCCATCGTAATAACCGCCCGCATTCATGTGGGCTTCTTTAGCCTTACGTTTATGCAATGGTATTACTTTACCTCTTGGGGCTTGTGGTTTACTTTGTCTTGTGGTTTTTCTCGCGTTACTTGCCATTGAAATAATTTATTAGTTCTTCTTTTTTTGGTACTTTTCTACCTTGTAGAATCGATTGCTTTTCTTCTTGGGTTGCAGTGTTATTAAACTTTTCTAAAAGCTCTTTGTAACTTGGTTCTGCACCATCTCCCACAGGTTTAAGTAAATTCATTTTGGGAGTTCTTAAAATTCGCTTTTCGCTTGGTCCAAGTTCATCGTAAAGTTTTAGCCAATTACCTACAATCTTATTCATTTCTTGTGTACATCCAGAACATGAAGATTTGTACTTAACCTCAACACCACCGTGAGCGACTTTAATCTCGTTATACGCTTGTTTGATTAGTTCAAAGTTGGTGCCTGCGTGGATCACTCCCTTTTCAATATCTTCTCGAATCTCAATAATTCGATCTTGCACCGTTAAAGGAAAAAAAGTTTTTCCGTCTAAATTGTTTTTCATAATATTTCTATGGTTTAAATGATTGGTACCCTAAAAGGTGGTCAAGCAGCCTACTTGCGATAAGGTTACTCATGATTAATAAAATTGATAGCTCAATGTTTCCGAAGTTCAAATAATAAACAGTCGCTACAATTACCCCAATCCAAAACGATGTACAAAAATAGCAAGCGACCCACTTAAGTAAAAAAGGCAACTCCGATTTTTTTACCCAAACTTGATACCCGAATAATTTTAGGATCACATTTTGTAAAGCGATCCAATCAAACCAAATCAAGACTAGAAAGGTTGTCACTATTTGAAGCGTAATAATCGTCATATAATCTTTGTTTAGCTAATTTTTTGTATGTATAATATTGGCGATGTGATATGCCAATCATTTTAATAACTGTATTATTTTTCTTTGTATTGACTGCTAAGGTAATTATATTTTTTAGGAAAAGCAAACCCTCGTCTGTGGTTGGTTCGTTTATCCATTCGTCTATAAATGATTTACCGGGCAAATTATTACTACCAACCTCAACAATACTATTTTCATTTACCTTATCAATTTCTAATGTTTGAACGCTCGATCTATGCCATTCAATCATTTGGTTTCGCATGGCTCTTAAAAAATATCTTTGCGGGTCAAGTAGCTTAAAATCTGGATTGCTTAACTCTTTCTCTCTAACTTTTAACCAAACAGTATTAAACAATTCATTTGGATTTTTTGGGCAAATGTTCCGCGCGCCTTTTCGACACGTATCGCATTTAGCTATTAATTCAGACGCAAGCATTCGTTCCAAAGGTAGTAAAATTTTTTGTGCGGTCAAATTTTGAAAAAAAATTTACTATCTGAATCCCACACCACCAAAGCATCCCACCAAATCTGTTAAATTATTAACGTAATAATTATAATAATAATTGATAAAAAGCGTTTCAATTAGGAAATATTGCCTATCTTTGTTCAACAAACAAA